CTTAGCTGCTCTTATCGTTCTGTTTGGGTATTTTTCATCAAAGTTTAAAGCTATCTCTGATATTGCTGACTCACATACATTGTGTGAGAAACTTGAATAATGTTTCATATGCAGTTCGTTATTAAGTTCAAACCACACAGTTACTATGAACCAACTAAACATCAATACCTAATCTCTTTCTGGCATCTTGTCGCAATAAAAAAGTTTTTTCGTCATAACAACCCCAACCTGTTACATCTTTATTAGTTTCAGCTTCATAGATGTCAACTTGTTCCCATATTTTTTCATAGTCACAAATTTCTACTTCACCATGCACATGTTCAAGTCCATTGGCTAAAAAAAATATTACAATCCATTTCATTCCTGCTCCTTTGCAAATACATATAGATGATCATCAAAATGTGTACATCTCTGCACATGAATTGCTTTCATTTTGTGACCATCATATTCAAAATCACTATCCATAACTATTTTTAGGTTGTCTGGAATAGAAATGTGAATACCTTTTTTGTAATCATCGTGTTGTAAAGAGTCATCTCTATATCCTTGAGAATAGTTTTTATTATCTATATATACTAAAAAAGATGCCCATCGTAAATCTTTAGTCATTTGCATGACCATTCATTAACTTTTTTTTATATTGATTTACATCAAGTTTGTTTTTTTTGGCTTGAAATTCCACATATTCGTGTACTAATTTTGAAATCATTGAACCAGGAGCACGAAATTTCTCTTCACACAACCCTTTTAATAAAAAATAATCTTCCGCTCTAACAGCGACAGATTTCCATCTAGTAGTATCCATTTAGAATCCTTTCTTTAAAATTAATAATATTCTAAATTATAGGCAATAATGGGATAAGTCAAGCGATATTGACAAAATCCACAAAAAAAGTATAAAATAAGTGTATGATATTAAATAATTTACTATCGCAGAAGATGGCTTTAGAATCTCAATGGAATAGTATGTATACAATTACTGGTATTTATACTGTTGAGATGAAAGCTATTGAAAAAAGAATAGATGAAATAAAATCACAGCTTGTGATTGCAGATATTCAAAAAGCAAAGTCTTCTAGCTAGCAGATCCAAAGTCGTTACCTATTGCGACATCTACTACACTTGGAACACTCAGTTTCACGCAGTCCTCCATCGCTCTCACAATTTTTTCCACATCATCCTCTTGAACATTAAAACATAGTTCATCATGTATTTGTAATAAAGGTAAATATCCTAAGTCAACACAAGCTACAATCGCTTGTTTTGTTTGATCTGCAGCAGAACCTTGAATTAATCTATTAAGTGCTTTATAGGTAAAAGCACGTTTAATATTATTAGCACCATATTTAGCGCTAGCATTTTCAAAAGTTTCTGGAGTGTGAATACCAAAGTCACGAGGCTCCCACATATCAAACCTACATTTACGACCTAACTTCGTTCTTATAACACCCTCTTCATTCGCTTTTTTCATACATCTATCAGATAACATTTTTACAAAAGGTGCTCTTCGATTAAACTTACCAATTAAAGCACTAGCTTCATCAAAACCAAGACCAAGCATATTTGCTAATTTATTCTTACCCATACCATACATTAAACCTAAGCCAATTGTTTTGGCTTGTTTACGATCAATACCAACTAAATCAGCCACAGTCTGATGAAAATCTGCATCCGCATTAGCATAAGCTTCTACTAACTCCTGTGAACCCTCATAGCCTTCACCAATACTAGATGCATAGTGGACCACGAGTCGTGGCTCTTGTTGCGAGTAATCAAAGCTACCCCACTTATAGCCTTCTTCAGGTAAAAACAAACCACGAATTAATGGCCCAAATTCTTTATTTCTGGCGGGTAACTGTTGTAAGTTAGGACTGCTCATTGATAAACGTCCTGAAACAGTGCCACCATTATCAGAGCGCAACTGATTTATCTCTGCATGAATCCTACCTTTATATTCATATTTCATTATTGAATTCAAAAAAGTATTGTGAAACTTATTTATTTCTCTAGCGCTAACAATAAGTTTTGAAATCTCTGTATCGTTATTAACTAACCAATTCTGTGTAAAACTTGGTTCTTTAGATTTTGGTGATTTTGGATAATCAATACCTAACTTATCAAAAGCAAAAGCGATTTGTCTGGCTGCCCATATGTCAATATCTTTACCCACTAATTTTTTTATCTGGTGTAATATATTTTTTTCTTTTACAGCAAACTGTTTTTGTAACTGTTCAGCTTTCTCTACATTAACACGAATCCCTTTTTTCCTCATTTTGATTAGAGTAGGTAATAGATTTTTTTCTAACTGCCATATTGTGTTAAGGTTTTGTTTAAATATTTCGTGCTTAAATCTTTGCCATAAAAGGTACGTGAGTCGTGCATCTTGTTCCGCATAGTATCCTACATGTTCTGCTGGTAGCATCCACATTTCCATTTTTGGATCTACCCCATGAGCCTTGGCTGCTTCATTTAAATCTGTTTCTGCTTTTAACTCACCAATATAATCTTTAGCTAAAGAGTTTAATCTATATGTATATCTATTCTCATCAATTAGTGCTCCCGCTATCATTGTGTCAACGATCTCTCCCTTCACCTCAATACCATAAGCATTTAACCATCCTACATCGTATTGAGCATTGTGAAAAATTTTACGACAAGGTAAGGCACAAACATCTGACATATACTGTAATACTTGTTCCTTGATTAGATTACCACCACCAAAGTGACCAAAAGGATAATATGCCTGAAAGCCTTCAGTAGCCACAGCAAATCCAATTATCTCTCCAGAGTTTGTTGCCCAACCAGAACCTAGACCCTCATTGATGCCTGTATCCTTTGTTTCTAAATCAATAGCAATTTCTTTGGCTTCACTTAAATCTCTGTAGTCTAAGGGAGCTGACCAAATATGCTTTTTAAAATTAAATGTAAGTTGTAGGCTAGTCATAATCGCGGTCTTTAATCATCTCAAGATAGTGAATTGCTTTATCAATATCTTTTTTGCCACCGCCACCCTCTTGGTTGTGTCGTGATGTGTATTTGATAACATTGCCTTCAGGAAATCTTAGATTGTTGTAAAGAATATATTTACCTGGCTGTATCTTTAAATTTTTATAATGCTTACTACCTTTATACCAAATATCATTACGTTCATCTACAGTTTCGTAGAACCTCTTCCATAATTCGCCAAAGGTATCAAGGTCTTGCTCATCCAGAAGGTGTTTATATTTTTTAAAAAACCTAGATAGTAAATCAGATATTTCTGCTTTCATAATATTCACTCTTTATTTCATTTAATAAATCAAAATAAGTTAATTCATTTTTATCCTCTAAAAATTCAATCGTTAACATCATTCGTATACCATCATAATTTAAAACCATATGTTCTTTTTGATTGTTAAATAAAAATCTAGTCCCAGGATAATACTGCAACTCAGTAACAGTATGCTGTACATCTGCATGGTTTCTGAAAAAAGTATACGATGTATTTGGAGTGGCTATCATAGAATTGACACATACACCTCTATTAGAATCAGTGTGCCAATTATACATAGTGCGGTTTTCCATTTTCAAAACACCCGCTTTGTAAGAGTGTCTATCATGTAACCACTTATAAAAATCATCTCTAAATAAAATTTCATTGGGTATTGGGGTTGCTATAAAATTAAAATAAGGTATCCATTCGGTAGCTGGATTGAATACAATGTTGTGTAGTTCTGGACTGTAGAATTGTCCTACTTTTAGTTCTTCAAAATATGGACTCATTTTTTCTCCTGTAGGTACATAAAATAATCTTTTCCAATAGGATAATTATATTTATAGTCTGTGGATAAAATATGTAAAGTATTTTTTGCTCTTGTAACTCCAGTGTAATAAACTCTTTTTTCATCAGATTGCTCATTTTTTGTTTTATGTGAAAAGGATGCTGGCCAATTTGTCTTTGAATAAATCAACACATTGTTAGCCTCACCACCTTTTACAGAGTGAATAGTATCAATAATTATCTGAGGTTCTTTATCAATAGTTTTTTGCCCATAGGCTCGAAGTAAACGAATAAAATACTGCGTTTGATTTGGTGTAAAGTTTCTTTTTAAGATAGTCCACCAAGGTCGTGTTTGTTCATAATCTTCTAAATCTAGACCCGCCCATTCTTTTAATTGTTTGAAAGTAAATGTCTGTGTTTCAGGTATATTCTGCCAAAATTTAGATGTTCTAAAATCAAAATCTTTTAAATCCCTAATATACTTGTACATATTTTCAGCTTGATCTCTACTAATTGATTTATCTTTTGACAAAGTTGTCCAAGATTTAATAGCATTCCATTGTTTTGTATCAAAAGACTTATTACCCTTGTTGTCAGAAAAGTATAAGCCTGCATCCTTTGCGGCCATCTTTAGTTCTGTCACAGTTGAATTTACTCTACCCAAAATATACCAAGTCCCTTCAGAAGTTTTAAATGGTATTTCATTAAAGTTCAAATATCTTTTTACTGTACCAGACTTTTCAGTGTGTTCATACTCTTTTTCTACACTATCAAATATACCTCGTCTTATTATTTGAGAGAATTCATATATCTCTTTACCAAAGCGTCTTGTTTGTCTAAGCACAACAGATCGTCCTGGGAAATAAGTGGTAAAGTATTTTGGATCTGCTCCATTCCATTTATATATACCTTGATCATCGTCCCCAGCTAAATAGACACGTTTAACTTTATCAACCATTTTATAAATTACTGACCATTGTAAAGGTGTAAAGTCTTGAGCTTCATCAAGTATTAAAACCTCCAAAGGGGGAAAGTCTACCTCATCAATCGCTCTTTCAATCATATCTGTAAAATCTATAAAAGAATCTTTTTTATAATGCTCATAAGTATCAATCTTTCTCAAAAACACATCTAAATTATCTTTTTTGTAACTTTCTTGTTTGTATATAAGTTTAGGGTCTTGCATCATATTTCTAGCTTTATCATAGATACCTAATGACCAATCTTTGTATAAAAATCCATCATCAGCTAAACGAGTATCTGATGTTTTAATTATTTTACTTTGCAAAGCAAAATCTAACATACAGTTTTTAGGGTCAAAAACTTCTTCTTCAAAATATCTACGACAATATTTATGCAGTGTTTTAAACCTTTGAAAATCATCAGTGTCATATTTTGGGAAAGCAGCTAGTGCTCTATCTCTGGCTGTGTTTACTGCTTTATTTGTAAATGAAATAAACGCAATATTTTTTGGGTGAATACCTATTCGTAAATATTTTTTTAATACTCTTTCTATTAAAGTATAAGTCTTGCCTGTGCCTGGTGGCCCAAAGATTTTAATCGTCTTTTTGTGCAGACTCTTTTGTTTCTGGATTCCTGAATTTATCATGATACCTTTCGTCCATTTCTGATGTTTCGTTTTTTGTTTTAAAATTTTTAATACTTTGATGATTTACAAAATTAGGCATATCCACATACCAAACATTTTTTTCACCCTCTTTATAATCAACCCTTTTACAGTTTAACATACGAAGTGCATCAGCAGTAGTGTTAAAGGTCCGTGATGCGTGTTTCTTGAGAAACTTATCAAGAGTAAGCTTTTTAAAATAACATACATTGGATTTAGAATCTAATACTACATAACCATCTTTCAGTTTATCAAACTTATCTTGTTCTATATGCGATTCAAAAAAGTCTTTTAACACAGAATAACGTTCTTCTTCTACTGTATCTGTGTACAAGTGATCCATAGATTCTTGCGCCTTCTCAACAATATTCTTCATCAACAATTCAAAAGGACTAGGCCCTTTTCTTGGTTTAGGTAAAGTGAGCCAATAAACACGATGCCTTAACAATCGTACACGAAAAGACTTCTCATCCTTCATATCTTCTGGAGTTACAGTAATTCTTGAACCTTTAAAATCAAACTCATACCAAATATTTTTGGTATCTTGAATGTAACTAATGTTTTCAAAAGCTTCTATTATATCGGGGACTGCTTCACCAATACCTAATCGTCTGGATTTACATAATTCTTTATTACAAATAGGATTATACTCTGGATGTTTTGGTGGACATTGAAATTGATAGCCACCTTTGTGAACAGACTTAGCAAGTTGTACAACCTCTGTTCGTGGCAAAGGCTTCGCAAAAATTTGTGCATTTCGTGTCAGTGCAGATTCCTCAAGTTGCTGCACTGTAAGTGTTGAATTCTTTTTCATCTCTAAAACAAGAACATTAAATAAAAAATTGTTTCTGTTTGTACCACTCCACCCTTCTTGAATTAATTTTTGTACACAAGGTGGATAGTGTTTCCATTCGCTTTCAGCTTCGTATTCTTGTACTTTTAAATTAAAAAAATCTTTAGGTTCTATTGTTCTTTCTTTTGCTAATTGGACAAATCGTCCTACCATTATGGGTGTATTGTTGCCGTCAAAAGCAAACTCCATTGATGCATTCATATTGTGATAAGGCATATTGACTGCCTTGTTGCAAGGAAAAATCTCTTGCGCTAGAAAATACTGTTCATTAATTTCTGATAATTTTTTTGTGACTTTTACAACATCTGTCATTTCTGAAAAAAAAACAAAAATGTGTAATCCCCCAGATTTAGATTTAACAGGGACAAAAGGTAATTTGTATTTACTAATTATTTCAACATACTTTTTTTCTGAGTAGTCTTTATAATTGTTTGGGTCAACATCTATACATCCCCATTTACACTGCTCATCAGTTTCTGGTTTTAAACCTAACCTAATCTTACCTTCTAGATGTTGTTTCCATACTTCTTCTGTCACAGGCTCGTGTACAGTGACATAATTAGCTTGTCGTTTACCTCTCTCATCGTCCTCTCCCGTAAGAGAGGACTTGAGATATCGAGAGTCATCGCCTTGAAACAACGACAACAATTCCTTTTGCATTAGAAAGGAACGTCTTCTTTTGTAGTTTCTGCTTTTATAGTTTTGTTTTTGTCTTCTTCAAATTCAACCTTGCCAAAAATGTCAGATTGTTTAGCACCCTCATAAAAGCCTTTTGTTATTTCAAGAGCGCCACTGTCAGTTGGTTTATCAAGAAATCTAACAAACTCCACTTCCCAACCATACCAAGTGTTACCATTACCTTGTTCTTTATTAGTTGTAAGTTTGTAAACACTTGCCCAAGAAGGAGGTATGAAATAACCATTCTTACCTTTCATTCTTTTTGATTGCATCATAGCGTTCCACCTTTTTGATTTTTTCTTTTGTGTGGATTTCATAGTAATTAATGCACTTTCAATTGGCTGAAAATTTTTATCAAGAATGTAGACAAAGTGATTACCTGTATCTTCAACATAGTGACCATTTTCAAGACGATCTTTACCATCATCTCCCCTTGAGGTTTTTCCAACAGCTTCCTCTTGATCTTTAAGACTTGCATATATAGCTGCGGGTCTACCTGGACTATCTCCACGATCAGCCCATTCATTAAAAGTGTTAATGAAAAGACAAGGAACAACGTAAACACCTTCTCTCCCTTTATACAAGGATTGAGTTATTTCGTTGTAAATGTCCCCTTGTTTTGCTTTTTCAATATACCTACCATCACTTTCATCAAGCACTGGTGAGTTAGCATAAAGTATTTTTAGTATAGGTAATTTTGTATCACGAGCTGTGATATTTTCTGTACCTTGACCAGAAAATTCTTCCAGATTTGTAAGAGAGGGAAGTGACTCTTCTTTTTTTGCGACATCATTCATGTTTATTACTCCTTGGTTTTTATTGTCGTTTTATTTGATACATATACCCCAAACAAATCCATAGGTAACTTTTGACCACTTTGTATCTGTTCTCTTACAAATGCTTTAAGTGTCATAGGTTCTACTTTTTTCTTTTGAGATACATTGTGTCCTTTACTTTTTAAATCTTCAACAAGTGAATTAGCCACATTGTCGTCAGATTTACCAAAAGTTAAAGACACTTGGTTTTTAATTAAATCCCCAAATCCATTAAATGAAAGCCAATCAAAAGCTTCATTCGTTTTAGAAACAGGAATTTTAGCATAATATTCAGGTTTAAACGAAACAGATGATCCATCCATTAATTTTAAACTTGTTATACCAGCTTGTTGCATTAGATTTGGAATTTCGTTTTCAGAAAGCAAACGTTCTTGACTGCGTAGTTCTTTAATATTTTCTTCACATCTTGTTATTTGTCTCTGAAGTTCCAATAGTCTAGCACAAAGTTCAGATAAATCTTTTGACTTACCTGTATCCACTTTTATTAGAGTGGATTCTTTTTCTAGATCCATAAGGACCTCCTTTCATCGTATACAAAATTAATTTTTTTCATTTACAATGTCAACAAAAAAGTTAAGATATTTTTGGGAGATAATTTGACCAAATATAATTTTAAAACTAAACCATTTAAACATCAACTTAAAGCTTTGGAAAAAAGCCAAGGAAAACAATGCTTTGCATACTTTATGGAGATGGGTACAGGAAAGACAAAAGTTGCTATTGACGATGTTGTTAATTTATACCTAGAGAAAAAAATAGATACAGTTGTTGTTATTGCACCCAACTCTGTTTATCAGAATTGGATTAATGAAATAAATATGCATGCTGGATGTGATGTAAATATTAATACACATAAGGTTGATAAAAACTTTGTTCACGAACTTGATAAGTTAAATTTTTATTTATTTAATGTAGAAGCTTTTTCACATTCTTCTGGTGTAAATATATTAAAAAAAATTATGAATGTGTTTCATAAAAAAATGTGTGCAATCATAGATGAATCAACTACTATAAAGAACAGACAAGCCAAACGAGCAAAAAATATAATACAAGTATGCCAACCATCAACTTACAAAAGAATTCTAACAGGCTCCCCAATTACAAAATCTCCTTTAGATCTTTATACCCAATGTGAGTTTTTAAAGCAAGGATTATTAGGATTCACTAATTACTTCGTTTTTAGAGCACGTTATTCTGTTATGAAACAAATTCAAGTTGTGGGTAACAAAAATATCATGATACCTATTTACTATCAGAACCTTGATGAATTAGAAGAAAAAATAAAACAATTTTCGTATCGAGTAAAAAAAGATGAGTGTTTAGATTTACCACCCAAAGTTTATGAGAAAAGATTTATTGCTCTGTCCAAGCAACAACAGGATATCTACAATGACTTAAAACAAATGTGTCGTGTAATTATTGAAGATGAAATGGTATCGTACACAAACAAGCTTACTGAAATATCTAAATTAAATCAAGTGTGTTGTGGGTTCTTAAAAACTGACGATGGTGATACAAAAACTCTACCCAATGCTAAGTTAAATGAATTAATTAATATATTAGATGAGATAGATGGCAAAGTAATTATTTGGGCTACATTTGTAGATACTATAAAAACAATAGTAAATACTTTAAAAACTAAATTTGGTAGTGACTCAACAGTAGAAATTTATGGAGCAACTACACTTGATGCTCGTAACTCTGCAATTGAAAACTTTCAACAAAATAAAGATGTTCGTTTTTTAGTAGGAAATCCAACAGTTGCTGGTTATGGCCTTACACTTACTGCTGCAACAACTGTTATTTACTTTAATAATTCTTTTAATTTAGAAGTGCGCCAGCAATCAGAGGATCGTGCTCATAGGCATGGACAAACAAAAAGTGTTACATACATTGACCTTATTGCAGATAAAACACTTGATGAATTTATTCTTAAAACATTGAATTCAAAGATGAAATTGAGTGCTCAAACTTTAGGTGAAGAAGTTTTAAAATTTTTGTAAAACTTTTCTACTCTTTGAAACCATTTTTTTTCGTACTCTGCTAGTAACTCTTCATTGACCAAAAACCCTTGATACAATAAATCTTTGGTGCATACACAAATCAAACCTTGTTGAATGTCACCAAAGTTTTTTTTGTGGGCAAGTGCATATGCAGCTATTTGATAATAATAATCTTCAATCCATTCTTCTCGTTTAGGTTTATTGGATTGTTTAAAATCAATTATCGTAGGCTTACCATTGTAAACACCAACAGCATCACTTGAACCTGCCCATTGATCTTCATAGTGCAAGCTGACTTCTGTTCCGTATACCCGACTTAATTGGTCAAGATTAGAAACAATTGTATGAGCCATCATTCGTGGTAAGCTTCCTTCTTTTGATAAATTTAAATACCCAACACCATTAAGATACTGTTCCATAATATAATGCATCTCAGTTCCTCTGGTTGCGGCTTGTGTTGTTATCTTTGTAGCTTCTTGATAACCAACCCTTTCTCTCCAAGCGGCCAAAACTTTTCGTTTATCCTCACTTTGAGTTCCAGATAAAATTGTTGTTACTGAGGGTATTTTTTTGTCACCAACATTATAGGTTCTACCTGTAGATTCATCATTTCTGGTATATTCACTATAGTTATATTTTGGATCTATAACAAAGTCAGTGATTGTAAAACTATTATTTTCTCTTAGTATTTTCATTAGGTAAAGGTTTGTAATATTTTCTATAATCTTCTGGTATAAATACTGGTTTTCCAGAATCAGTATAAATAATATTACCTCTTTCGTTTACCAAATAAAACCTTTCATTCATAAATTCATTCATCTTCATCTTTCGCATATAAGTTATTAAATGTTGTTTTCCAATCCATATAACTATCATCACTCTCAGCACAATGTTTCCATTGACTAGGTATAAAGTCTGGTGCACCTTTTCCTGTGACCCACATAGCTGGTGAAGTAACCCTTACTCTGTTATTAGGTAGAGCAACTATACAACCTCTCCATGGTCCTTCTGTAAGTTCAAGTATATGTGATTGTTTGTGTTGAGCAGGATCATCAGATATTTCTGATCCTGTATAATCAACTGTCATATAGTATTTACCAGAGTAAAATTTACCATCTATTTTACATAACCAAGGACTTGATGAAGTCCTATCAAATACTATAACTTCGTGATTTCTTGAAGAACAATCCCATGGCTGCGCCAGATGAGTTGGAATAGGGGGAGGGAATTTGTCCAAAGGTTCATCTGCCACAAGAGCAGTAATAGGCATTCTTGCCCACATTGCTCCACCATGAGGATTTTCCAGTCTATTGTCTTCGTCTTCACATCCTGTAAAGATGACTTGGAAACTTAAACATCTATCAGGGACACAATTAACAGCACAAACAAGAGCGTGAATATATTCTCCATGATATTTTCTGTGATTGTGTGTGAATTCTTTTCTTACCCAAACTTTAAAATAGGGTATGTTACTTATTAGATAAGCCATACCCCATCATAAATATTAAATACCACATGGCAAGAAAAATTTAAACTTTGACGAGTTTGTATCCCATTTTTTTTGCTTTTTTTTTCATTTCAGCAAGAGATCCTTTTTTCATCATTTTCATTTTAGCGCCACCTTTGGCATAGCCTTTGGCCATTTTACCGCCCATAGCTTTCATCATTTTGGCTCCGCCTTTGGCATAACCTTTTGATTTCATACGTCCAACCATTATTTTTCTCCTGTAGGTTTATTAACTTAATTTAGTGTATTTTAGTGTATTTTAGGTAGGTAGTAAACCATTAAGAGCATTAAAAAAAGCTCTCCACGGGCTTTAAATCGCTTCGTTATTTGCCTAGTTTTTAAGCAAATTACTGTTGATCAGTAAGAGTGAAGCTAATCCAATTAAAGCGATAACAAGTGCTGCATAAGCACACATCATAATTAAATTCTCTCTGTCTTTTTTCTTTTTTGCAATTGCTGCTTGTCTTTTCTTTTTTATATCTGTACGAATGGCAATAAACTCACTCCAGGCATTGGGTGCCCCATATAACATAAACATTTCTCTTAATTGGTTTTCCATATCATGCACTTGTTTTAATTTAAAATAGGTATCAAGAGCTTCTTCATTAGAAGAGGTATACCATTTAGATTTTTCTTTTTTGTGTTCCTCTTCTACGATATTCATTTGTTTAACAAATTTAATTATTTGTCCAGATAAACTGTGAAGTTCTTTTCCTACTGAAACACCCTGTTTGATAACAGTAAATGCAGTTGTTGCGATACTTATTGGATCCATGCGACTAGTCCCACAATTGTTATAATAATGGTAAGCATACCACTCATCAACCAAAATAACAACTTATCAACTTTCGCACCTAGTTTGTCTATGTCTTCGTGAATATGAGTAAGGTGATTCTCTCGTATAGTCCTCACATCTTTTTTGACACCCTCAATGTGTCCGTACAGAGATATTATATGTTCTTTCGTGGTTCGTGGTTCAGGCATCTTGTGTTCCTCTTTGTGCTATCATTTGTCCCGAGGGATCATTTGGAAATAATCCTGCATACGTTTGACCTCTATCCTGAGGCAGTGAAGCTATACCTGCGGGTTGTGGTTGTTGTACAGGAGGGGGTGCAATTGGAGCGGGTTCCGTGGGTCGTGGCGCTTGTTCCATAGCAAACATATTTACTGATGGTGCATCTTGTTGCGGTTGAATTTCAGTAATATCAACGTCACTTGGTTGTCCACCTTTTCTTAGAATTTTAATTTTTTCTATTGTTTCTATATCACGAGGACTAACCTCATCATCAACACCTATTGCTTTATAATCAAAACCAAATAAATACTTTATAATATCTTCGTCATATTTTTCAATTGCTGTTTTTGAATTGCGTCTTTCAATAAATTCACGTAATTGTGATATTTTTTTTGGGTCCATAAAAACATCAGCCATATTTTTATTATACTTTGCTGATAGATATTTTAATGAACCAGAAAGTATTCTTCCCTCACTTGTAAATACACCAAAAGGCACTCTAATTATATCAACAAGCCACTGAAATTTGTTTTTTTCAGGTCTTCCAGGTGCCTTACGTGTAAACACTTCAAAACTTTTACCTATCACATCTAAATCTTTTAGAACTTGAGGATTATTTTTAAATACTATTTTTAGAGCATTTCTTTCCTGTTGATTACCATATACATTGACGAATTTTTTAGGATCAAATTCTTGATCTCCAAGAAAACTTTTTGTTGAAACTCTGTCTTTAAAATTTTCTAAAACTTTTCTTTGATAAGCTCCAAGTAGCTCTGGTTTATCTTTAATGATGTTAACAGTTCTTAAAATTTGCGATGGTAATTTTGGATTAAATGTTTTGTCAAAAATATTGTCAGGGTCTAAACTACCCAATTGCCCCTTAAATGATTTGTTAAATTTTTCTAATATTCTTTTATTCTTCGCTTGAATCTTTATGTTTTCTTTTGCTAGCCCATCAACATTCTTCATAATATTAGACATACCTTCTCTACCATAAAATTTTTCAAGTATGTAACCATAACCTCTATCTTTGTCTACAAAATCTTTGTGAATAGCTTGAATTTGTGCTGCACTTTTATCTTTAATTTTTGTTCTATAAAAATCTTCTATAGCTTGACGGTAACCATCAAGCATATCTGGTTTTTCTTTTAAAATGTTATAAGTTAAATCAGTTGTTTGATGTTGTCCTGTGTTAGCACCTGCTTTTTTAAAAGTTGATGTAAAAATGTTTTCATCAGCGATCATTGGTACACCATTTTTCATATACGTTAAATCAGCAATTGCTCCTGAAAATCTCTCTTTCCCCTTTCGATAAAGATCTGTAATTTCGTCATATTTTAATTTCCATGGATCATTTGGTTTTAATGACTTCTCAAACTGTTCATGTATTGCCTTTTTTAAACCTGTAGCAAAACCTGGTAACTCTTCTGGAATACCTTTAGCGGCTTGTCTTTCCATGTCATACACTGTAGACAAAGTGTTACGAATTTGATTTAAAGTTACCTCTTTTGGTAAGGTACCTGTTTTTGACAGTTTAATAATATCTTTAATAGCTGGTTGTACTTTTAAAAGATTATTTTTTTGTTTGTCAGTCAAACCTGAAATATATTTTTGTATTAAATCAGTTTCAATTTTACGACCTTGCTCTAACCCTCCCAAAAGTGTGTACTTTTCTTTAAAATCTGTATACATTTTTTCTTCAAGTTCTTCAACAAGTGTTCTAATTTTCTGACCTTGTGGTTTCATTTGACCATCGGGTAACTTAATAACTTCATCAAAAAGGTTTGTTTCTGATTTATTTAGTCTATCAGACAAAATTTTTAATCTTGGTTTGTTTTTAGTGTTAACTATGTCCTGTATTTGTTTATTTAATTTTGTTGTTGCCAGAGGGTCAAGAGGATCAAATGTCCCCTGTAAACTATTTTGTATTTTTCTGTTTAACAAAAATAAAGCCTCTGCATTTTCTTTGTTAAAATTACCTAACTTACCAGCAACACCATAATTAGGATCTGCTTCATACATTTCTAAATCTGCTAATTGTTTTGGATTATTAGTTGCTTGAGGTAATTTAAATTTTACTTTTTTAGAAACATTGTAATAGTCAAGTCTGTCATTAACTTCTCTCTCTAATTTTTCAACTTGTTTCAATTTAGCTGGATCAACATCTTCTGCTAAATCAGATAAGTCAACTTTACCACCCTTAGCCAATCTATATCCTAATTTAACTATAAAAGGCGCAGCATAAGTTGCAGTTGTGATTCCTGAATTTATTAAGCCTGTGTTTACACCCGCTCTTGTCATTAAATCATTTATTTCTTCATCAGATTTTTCGTCTAAATTTATACCATATAAACCATAACCAGCACCTATGCGAATCGCATCAGCTACACCACTCGCTAGACCTGATCCCACAATAGATCCTACAGGACCACCATATATTAAACCTAACCCAGAACCTACTATATCAGCAGCACCAACAAGGGCATCTCCACCAATACCAGTAACATCAGCTAAAGTAAAATTAGGGTCATTGATCAACTGTCTTCCCCCTTTACCCTCATTTAGAGCAGGGTTAAAAAACTCAAACTCATTCGTATATCTACCAAACGAAATTTGAGGATCTTGACCAATAATAGGTCGTAATAGTTTATCATAAGCAATCGCTTGATTTTTTAAATCTTTTGCTAAACTACCTGCAAATCTAGCTTCATTAAGACTAATTTCACCTCTTGGTAAAGTACCAAGTTCTCCTTCATATTTATTTAATTCAAGTCCAATTTCTGCTGGTGAATAATATTCTTTAACAGCTACCGTACCGTACTTTTCAGAGTTAATTATCTTATCTGGTTTAGGTGCAAAATTTTGCAAAAAGTCTTTAAAAAGCACCTTTGTTTGTCTTCTATTTTTATTATTTAAAGTTTGTTCTGTATTTAAATTTATATTTTTATCTACATAATCGTAAACTCTCTGTGCAAATCTAATATCTGACATTGAATTCACATCTTCATCTCCTTCAAAGTGACGACCAGAACCACTTTCCATAAATTTTTCTCTAGAAGAGAAGATGCCTTCAGGATCTTTAGTTTCAACATAACTAAAAAAATCTTGTGTATCACCAGCTTGTCTTCTCTTGTTATACAATTCATATAAAAGATCAAGATCAGAACGTCCTTTTATGTTTTTTTCAAAAAACTCAGGTCTTTGCTCTTCCTCTCTTTTTTTATATTCTGGTAATGTTTCGTATGTAATCATTTCTATTACGGTATAGGTGGTAAACCATTATTATTGTTGTTATTATTGTTGTTATTTTTATCTTCTATTTCTTCAAAAATCGCTTCTCCAGAGCCTCCCAACTCATCTCTTGCTTTTATAACCTCTTGGAATATAGGATCAAAATCTGATTCAGCTTTACCTGTATAATAAGAATGTCTATCTATTGCCTGTTGAATGCCTCTTTTTGCCACTCTTCTTAAAACAAATAACATTTGTTTTGGATCTGTTTGTTCGCCTAATGTTGCCATAGCCAATTCAATATCAGTTGTTGAAAAACGTCCTCCTGGTTCTCTTGCTTTTGCTAAAGTATAAGCTAAATCAATCATTGCAGACCGTGCACTTCCTGATAAGGTTGATATTTTTTGCACAAATTTGACAACACCATCTTTATAAATTCCTGATGCTTGATTAGGATTAGCTATTAAATTATTTAAATCATCTTCCATTCTTGCATAATCTCCAGATATGGCTTTACTAGGGCTATTTCTAATGGGATTAAGAAATTCGGTAAATAAAGCTCTACTAGAGTTTGCAAATTGCACAATATCACCTGCCGCACCTGTTTTTGCACCAGCGAAAATATCTTTTTTTATACTGTCAGCTAATCTGGCAACAGTTAAAGCTCCTAGCATACTTTCATTTGATTCGTCAATTCTATCTGCTTTCTTTTTTTCCGTTCTTTTTTGAAACTCAAAGGCAACTTTTTCTGCAATGTCATCTGGATCTTTTGATCTAAACTTATTTTTATTTGCAAAATATTCAAAGACAGGTATTGGTTTACCCTCACCTGCTTTTAAACCAAACTCAGGTAGATCAGTGTTTGCAATTACCTCAATCATTTTTGGTATGTTGATATATCTAGCGGTCTTGTCTTCAGGTGACATAGTTGCACCTAATTCACTTTTTTTTACACTAACAAGTGTTTCAAGTTTTCTATCGTATTTCTCAACATAGTCATCTTCCTTTTCTTTTGCTTTTGCAGGTTGATGAAAACCCTCAATAAAATTTTCGGGACGAATTAAAACATTTTGTTTTGCATTTGGATCATAAACTTCAAAAGGTTTACCTGTCGCTTTTGCTTTTGTTAACTCTGCTTCTGTTGCTTTTAGATCAGCTAAACCTATAGCCGCACTACCTAATGCAGGACCTAAATTATCCAAAAATCTACCGGGTTGACCTATACCTTTTGCTAGGAGTCCAGCAAAGATAGCAGTTCTCTCACTATCTGAAAATAAACCTGATGCATCACTTGTTTTTTTTGTTGGCGTTTTTGCTTGAGGTTGCTGAGGTTGAGGGTCGCCTTGTTTTTCTAAAAATTTTAAAAATTCAGAGTGTTCTTGTTCTTGAGCTTGATCAACTTCTTGATTTAAATCCTCAATAGTTTCACCTTGCTTTCGCCCCTGATTAATGGCTTCCACATTTTTTTTTATTCTAGTTTGCTCGTTGCTTTCATCAAAACCTTGCTTGAGAGCATTTAAAATCCCTGGTTCAGGTAATTCTCTTCTCTGAACATCAATAACTGGTGCACTGGCATCAGGCATAAGATTCGCAACCTGTAGGATACCTTCATCATTTTTTGGTTCAATCTGCATGATACCTTGATCATTGTTTGGTTGTTTACTTTGATTACCCATAGCAATTTGTTTAAAATCAATAGCTGCACCAGAGCGAAAACCTTGTGGTTTGTGTAACTCCATAAATCTTTTTTGAAATAAAGGTCTGAGTAAAGTCTTATCCATACTTTACCCCATTGGCTTTAAAAGTTGATAGGCAGCATAAGCACCTAATCCTGTTGATGCGGCTTTAGCTAAAGGATCAACACCAGGACCTGTTGTTTGAGTAACAGTTGATGCAGCAGTAGGTAAGGCTGTCATAATACCCTTTTGAAATTCTATTCTTTGATAAGGCTCATAGGCTCTAGCGACTTCTGTTTGTCTTTGGGCAGTTAAAGCTTGTTGAGCTAGTTGCTGTTGTACAGCCCCTGCTCTTGCCATTTCTTGAGCGGCACCAATACCTGCTTGAGCTTGAGCACCACCTAAAGTTCCTAACAATCTAGCACCTTCTAAACCTGCTGAAATCTCTTGTCCCTGTTGTGCCTGAGCGGCCTTTAATGCATCTTGATAACCCATTCTTTGTGCTTCACCAATAGAACGTATTCTTCCTGTTTCTAATTCACCAAGAGCCACACCTTCTCGACCACCACCAAAAGCGCCAGATTGAATGGCTTGACTGGC